CTTCCTCTGAAAGGAACACTAAAACTAGGTACACTCATACCTGGTAATGATGTTGAACGACATAAGAAAGCAAGGTCCTCTATTTCGCCACCAACTTGTGCAAATCCAGGGAAAGGCATTGTAACCTTAAACTGATTCGCTCTAGCGCCACCGCCAGCAAGTTTAGCTTTGAAGTCATTAATGTTTGCCATTTTATTTCTCCTATTCTACCCTTACCCGCCAGCTACTTCATCAAAGCTGACACCTGTTCGTGTAGCAATGAATTGTAAAGTAATGAAGTTAATGCTTCTAGCAGGTTTAACAAAAATTTCTGCTATGAATTCATTTCTATCAATTACTTCGCCGGTGTTATTAGTTTCATCACATACTACTAAAAAGTCTGTGATACCTCTACGACCTTGTACTTCTCTTAGGAAAGGTTCTACAATATTTCTAAAGTTCGCTCTTGTAAATTCATCATTGAATTCAAACAATTGGAATTTAGAAGCAGTTGCTATTGCCTTCTCTAATACGATAAACAATCTTCTAACATTTATTCTATCAAATGCTGAAGGTGCTGTTAATCCAGTTTTATCACCGAATAATACAGTTCCTTGTCCTGGGAATGTTGACACAGGATTTACTCTAGCTCTGTATAATTCATCTCTTTGTGTTTTAGTTGGATTGAAAGCAAGTTTTACTGCGCCTCTAACTATACCTCTGTTGAGACCTGCTGGTGACCACCAAGCGTCTGCAACTAAGTCAGTTCTAGCACCTAAACCTGCTATATCGCCGTTTCAAGGCACATGCCTGTAAACATCATTAAACCTGTCGTACATATATTTGTAACCACTATCAAACACCACATAAGAAGATGAACGGATTGTATTAAAGAATCCTATAACATTATCTTTTTGTGTGTTTGCGTCTGTAACATTAACAACATCACTTCTCTCTGGAGAAGCAAATATAATTGCGTCCATTCTATTTTCTGCAATTGTAATTAAGTTGTCAATATGTGTAGCGCCACCTGAACCGGCCATGATTAGACCAACATCAACAGTATCGCCGTCTGCAAATTTATTATAAGCAGCTAGTTTTTGTGCTGTTGTTGCTGAAGTTCCATCAGAACCATTTGAAAGTGAAACTGTACTAACAGATGTTACAGCAGTATAAGTTGTTCCTGATAATGCATTACCCCAGTTTGTACCTGAGCTGTTGTGGTCCATCCAAAAAATGTAACTTGATTGATTATAAATCACATCTGGATAATAGTTTGTACTTCCTTGTGCCGTTTTAGCGTCTGAACCTTTAGATACAGCTTCAAACTTTTCTAAAACATCACCTTTAACTTGCGAAATACCACCATCTTCGTCAACTACGACTATATGTATTTCGTCATTAACACCACTTCTTGCTTGTGCATAAGGTGATGTTCCTGGCGCCTTGTCAAACATATCGTAATATCTCCATCTTCGTCTTACATTAGCACCATTTGTTATTGTTGCATGTAAGCCAGAAGAATCAGAAGTTCCGAAGTATTGTGGCTCGTCTTTTCTTACTATGTTTAAGTCATTAGTAGATATACTAATAACTCTATATTCATACTCATCACCAAAATTTACAATATCGCCTGCGTTTATGCCTGTAGCTGAAGCAACTGTAACAACAGTATCTCCGACACTCATACTTGCGTCAGAAACAGTTGTTTTAGCAGTTTCTTCATAAGCAGTAGCAGAAGGACACGATTCAATCTTTAGATTGTTACCGTAAGCCCCAGCTGTTCTAGCTGCCCATAATCCAGCAGCAGAGCCAGTACCGTCAGCGTAATTGTCTTGGTAATCAGTAGTATTTTTTATTACAAATGTACTACCTGATTCAGTAGCATTTGATACAGATGAATTCTGTACACGGACAACCCTCAAAGAATTGGAGTATTGCAAGAAGTTTGCTGCTGTAAAAAATCCCTCAAATGTTGTTGAGTTAGGTTTACCAAACTTACTTACTAATTCCTGTTCGCTAGAAATACTAGTCACTTCGTCCAAAGGTCCTTGTGTTGCTTGGAATGCAACAGCACCAATTGAAGTAGAAACGGCTGGTATAATTCTAGTAAGGTCTTTTTCCTGTACGAGAACACCTGGTGATACTTGAAATGCCATTAGGTTTTCTCCTCTTAATTAGCTAATTATTATTAACTTGTTTCTAATTTTAAAATATTCAATACTCGTATTATTCATACGCCCATATTCAAATTTCAACCTACTGATATTTATAATATACGCAATTTACAGAGGTTTATTGCCCTTTTCGTACTACTGGATGCCATACCGTACCATACTCATCTACTTCTATCTTTTCATGGTCTGGAATACCATCATCCACAAATCCAAAAGGGGCCATATCTTGCTCAATTTGATGTACTTGTTCATCATATAATGCCTTTCTAGCATTTATGTCCGTCATCTCTTTAAAGAATGGTTGATTAGATAACCAACCAAATAATACCAAACACATCATTAAATCGTCTGTACAACCTTCTTCAGCCTGCCAACTCTGTCCTTTCCTGATAAAAGTTGACATTTCCTCAATAATGTTGAAGTCACTAATTAAAACTTTATCACCTTCTATTAGAGATTTAATATTTGAACACCCGATTTTCTTAATCTGTTTGGTCATTTTTACACCAAAACCAGAACCTCTACCTGAAAATCCAGCACCTAAAATTTGTCCTGCTCTACCTCGTTGAGTCGTCATCAATAGATTGTCATACTCCAATTCAAATTGCAATGCCTCTGCCACTTGTTGACCTATATCATTTACTTCAACCAATACATGAGCATGGTTGTATGCCTTACAAACTCTATCAATTGTGTGAGGAAACAATAAAGGTTTAATATCATTACTTCTAAATTTTGCAACAACTTTAAAAGGAAACTTACTTACATCTATAATTAAAAAAGCAGAATAATCTTTATGTACACCTCTAGCCACATCAACTGTACAAACATAAGTATGTTCTTTTATAGGGTCTTCAAAAACATCTATACCACCACTTGAGGTTTTAGGATTTAAAAATGACATATTTTTAATTTTTGCTGGACTAATTAATGTATTAACACTACCTAAAAATTCACATTCAAATTCTTGTGCAAATTGTTCGGGTGATGTATTTCTTATAGTATCTTCTTTCCATTTTTCATCTCTACCAGGCACCTCTGACCAATGCACCTCAATTGGTACATAATCATTACGGCCATTCTCTGCGTCCACCCATAATTTGTAAAATTGATTCATACCATAAGGTGTTGATACAATAATCATCTTTGTTTGTGTACCAGCTGATATGGTAGGATAAACGGAACTAAAAAACATTTCGGCAATATTAGGTGGCACGAAAGCGTACTCATCTAAGAAAATAATATTATAAGAACCACCTCGGATTGCACTTGCTGATGTAGCAGCTGCCACAATTACCGATTTATTTTCTAATTCAATATTACCTTTGTTCCAATTGATTACACCTTGTTGTAACCATTTTGGTAAATTCTCATAAGCTAGTTGTACTCTTCCCAATATATCCCTAGCAGTTGATGATTTGTTTGCAAGTATGGCAACATTTGAATTGGGATTAAATAATGCATAATGCAATAGATAAGAAACTACCGTTGTTGATTTACCTGATTGTCTAGGCAATTTGCATATTGTAAACCTGTTATCGTGTATTGTTCTAACAATATGTCTTTGAAAAGGATATAACTTAAAAGGTATAAGACCTTCATCAAGGGATACAATTTGAATATAGTTTTCCATAAAGTATAAAGGGTCTTCTTGACACTTTTGATATTCTATTATTTGCTCTTTAGTAAATTCAACAGGTATATTAACCTTTTTTAAATTTGGATTCCCTAAATATGCGTCTGACTTTTGATTATCCATTGATAATAATTCCCTCTATATGAGTATATCCTAATTGTATAGCAGCCTGTACTCTTTGATTACCTCTAAAAACAGAATATTCTTTTTCACTATATGCTACACCACCAACACCTTTTCTTGGAGTAGGGCTAACACTATGTTTTCTGACTTCAATAGGGTTTTGCAACTCTTCGCCTTCCAATAATTCTGGCAAAGGTGTCATGGACTTGATAAAATGGATTTTACTTATTTCCAGATTTATCTTTTTCGGTATTGATTGCTTCGCTTTCAATAATTTCATCTTCACTTTTCCTATTTAACATTTTCTGCAATTCGGCAGTTGAACCAACAAACAAAGCATTTTTTATACTTGCACTTGCTGATTTAGGTAACTCTTTTAAATCTTTTAATTTCTTTTGTAAGTCTTGTAGTTTATCTACCGTTTGACCTACCGAAGTTATCAATTGGCCTGCAACTTCGTATGCCCTAGGGTGTTGACCTTCTTTTGCAATATCTAATATGCCTTGTATTGCCTCATTACCTTTATCAATTAATTTATAATAATTATCTCTACTATAATCATAATCATGGTCAATATCATGTTTCTTTTCTTCCATTGTTCTAGGTACAGGAGGAGTTTTCACCTCTGCCAACTCCTTTGGTTGTTCAAAGTCTGAAACTTTTACTTGTTCTTTTTCTATGCCTAAAATTTCGTTAACATTTTCTTCTAATTTACTCATCTGTACCACTCTCTGGGTTATATCGTTTACCATCATCATAGAAAGATATTGTTGTTGTAAATCCAAAATCATCATCAGCGTCAGCCGTTGTAGGATTTGGAGTAATAACTATTCTTTCTTCTCTTTGTAAAGGTGCGTCTGTATCGGAACCTAAATCTGATTGTACAGTTTTAATTACACCTTGGTTACTCATTGGACCATATAAGTAAGTTTTTGCCGTAAAGTTTAATGTATAAATTACTGCTCGTCTTTTTGTAAACTCTCCGTTATATGTATCTTCATATTGTACATTTTGCATTATGATAGGTATATCTCTTATTAAATCTAATTCAGGTACAACTCTCATTGTAACTGTATATTCTGGTTGAAAGAAAGGTAAAATTTGTTCTATTATTTGTAAACCATTTTCAGCAGTTGCTGTGAAAGAATACAAACTAAAATTAATATTATAAGGTACTGGTGTATAATTAAAATTTATTTTTTTACCATCTTCACCAGACTTAACTCGGATAGTCTTGTTCATCTTATTAAGTTTTCTAGTAGGGTCATAAGACAAACCTGTAATTTCAAAACCTAATCTAGGTAAAGTTACTGCAACTTTTCTATCCTCTTGTAAGTTAGCTTGCTGGTCTATTCTCGCTAAAAACTTTTCTTTAGGTGCATATGCTAATGGCACCTTTATTCTTCTAGTGACAGCACCTGTGCTACTAGTATTTTGAATAACTATATTGTTAAACAATTGACCAAAA